GCCCAGCCTTTCGACGCCAATGTTGTTATACACGCGCCATATGTGCGACGAATGCCTCTACAGGAATCACGTGGAGCGGGCATTTGTTCTTACAAGCAATCTGCGGACGATGACGGATAATCAATTTTTGTGAGTCTATTTACGATATGCCATCAAGAATGCGTCGGCTAAATCGCTCTTCTTAGATTTCCCAGTAAAATACGCCAACCACTCGGCGCACGCGGCAGTAGTCAGTATGTCGGTAACATCGGATTCCGCCGTTTTCTTACGGTTTCTATATGCGGCGGATTCGGCTGCTGATGCAGGCGGCGTCGGCGCCGGCGCCGGCGGCGCAGCAGGAGCAGCAGCCGCAGCCGCCCCCTTACTCTTAGTGCCAGCGTGTACAAACTCGATACGTCCGCTCCACGTATGTTCCACACGCAGGCGTCGCATCAACAGCGTATATAATATAATCTGAACCGATTTCATAGTAGGCCCCTTCATAACCGGCTGGTTTTCCAGGCGAATGAGAGTGGCAGATGCAAATGTAGGAAGTACAGAATCCAGCCATTTATCCATCGCCGTTAATATCACTCCCAAAGAAGCATCCATAGTTTTCGCAGGTTTCCACGGCATCAGATATGTATTCGATAACCACGTTAGCAATTCCGGTTTCTTAGTTTTCTTAACATCAGCCAGACCGATGCCAACCAAATCGCGCAGTTCCTTTACGGATTGACCGCAGGAAAGTGTAGGCAATACAGGGATTCGCTTAGCGGATTTCTTGCGACGCACGCCTGTGGCGCAGCTCATACACCACTTGGCGCCCTCTCCAATCCATTTAGCAGGGCCACTGCACGCCACGCATCGTTTAGCATCTTGTGACGTTGCCCCGCCCTCGAGTAAATCGATATTATCCCACGCATTAACCGTCCACGTATCACCCGTATGCGTAATTAAGCAAAAAGCTAAATTACGGATACCCATATCAAAACCAAGATGTACCTGCATTTTGTTCGAATCTCTAAAACTACATTTAGCCATCCTTAGACCGCCCGCCTACCGCAGCAGGCCCGCGTAGACTGCTGCCGATCCAATGCCTCCCCACAAAAGTAGTTCAGGTCCGCGTTGAGCCAACAAATACATAAAGATCGACCACTTCTTCGCGTTGGGGGTACAGTAATGGCAGGAGAAAGTTAGCCGTGTCGGCCGCGATTCCCAACAATCGAATATGGCCGGCATATAAATACCAAACGATTTCGGATATTTCGGAATGACCAACTTATTGAGAGAACCCTGTTCGTAATCATCGCCTGCCCAGCGACCGTCTGTCTTCCAGACACCGCCGTCTTTGTGCCACCGTTTCGGATTGTAACACGTCGCCCATGTATCCATTATGTTCTTAGATGTCTCGTTAACACGGATAAAGAACACCCCCACATTAACGGTTCTATCCTTTGGCCCAGTGTTCCACGGACAGTAACTAATAAGAAAGTCGGGTGCGTTCTCAAATAATTCAGAAATCGGCTGGTGTTGCTTATGGACGACGGCATCGGAATCGAGCCATCCTATGTACTTTATGTCCGGGCGCGACTTCATTAGCGACTGAATGAGAAATACCTTTATCCACCATGGAGGTATATCAAATATTTGCGTGGGTCGAATGTATTCATACCCGTGGCGCACAGCGTACTTTATGTTGAGCTTCATCAGTTCCTCAAATAGAGGGCTGCTGCGGTCATCGTACTGAAGCAGAGCCGTTGCCATTCTACTCTAGACCGTACGAATAAATTGCCAGGACATATCTTCGCAGATCTTTTGCCATATTTTATCCTGCATATACAGCTTCTCGCGACTCTTCAGCAGCGGGAAACACGGCAGGTATGCATCAAGTTCCAACAATTCGCAAAACTTGTACAGAACGAATGAATATGATAGGAAGTTGCTCCGCTTTTTAGGACAATGTTGCACAAAGCTAAACTGGATCTCCTTAAACATAAACCGTAGTTTCTCCTCAACTTCGCGCGACAATACGGGCGCAGATATGCCATTTAGGCGATTCAGGATATGCGCGACGTGGTCGTAGCAACGATTCAACTTAAGTTTCTTAATAACTTCCTTGAGTTTGGATGCCTTGAGTTTACCCATATCCGTAATGCGTTCCTTTCGTAGTTCTTGGCGTATTTGTTCCAGTATCGCGGGCGATATTTCAGTAGTTTCCTTGGCCTGGAACTGCGCCAGCCACTCGTTCAGATGATTGATCTTTTTGTATGCGTAGTATGACATTTCGCGCGGCGGATCCTTGTACGAGGGTTTCTCCGAGTCGATCAATATCATATCGCGGCAGCCGCACGCAGGGCAGTCAAGGAACGTTTCGTTAAGAAACATCTCGGTATCGCAGACAGGGCACGTGCCGTAATCCTCGGAAATGCTGCTAGCAAGCGTATTTTCGTGCTGCAGGGATTCCGGATTAAGCGCGCTCATATAGTGTTCGAGAGCTTTATCACGCTTGAATCCGATGTCGTTTAAAATGGACGACGCCGGTTTCTTGATCTCTTCTATGACGGTCGCCGGCGGCGCGCCGCCTGAACCACTCTCGCCCTCGCACGGCGCCACGGAGAAGTAGGAATACACGCTGTTGCTGGGCATACGGCCTTTCTTGGACGTCGTCGTCTCGAGTGGCCGGTCGCCCTTGGCTATACGTTCTTTCGCATCGGTGTAAGAAAACAATATATCTCCTACACGTAAAAAATAATCCGACTCATTTTCCCCGTCCTCTATTTTACGTATTTTCTCCTCGAGCGCCTTGATTTCGTTCTCCAATTTCTGACGGCCCGTGAGGATTGATATGTCATTGGCACTTATGATAATGTTGGGGGATAGAAACTCACGTTCTGATATAGCAAGTCTATCTTTTTTTTCTGCTAGCTCGATTTTGAAAGAATTTATATTGAGTTTTTCTTCTTTTAATTTTAATAACTGTGCATTATGATAGGTTTCTAGAGTTTTTGCATTGTCAATCGATTTTGTTTTTATGTGCGGCACATCCGAAATTTCGGATGAACGCAGTAAGTTTTCTAGTGATATTACGTTGTCGACCATATGCAAACCTACTAAAACTAGTCTAACAGGCGTTGTTTAGGTGGCCATGATTTTATCGGGAGAAAAAACTTCCCCGGAGTTTCTCCGCCAGAATTTTTTTTCTCTGGACAGGATATAAAACATGGGCTCTGGTGGTTTAATGCAACTCGTCGCGTATGGCGCACAGGATATCTACCTGACGGGCAACCCTCAGATTACCTTCTTCAAGGTGGTGTACCGCCGCCACACGAACTTCGCCATGGAGGCCATTGAGCAGACGTTCAACGGCTCGGCGAACTTCGGCAAGAAGGTGCAGTGCACGATCAGCCGTAACGGTGATCTCATCCACCGCGTGTACCTCCAGGCCACGCTCCCCAAGGTCGTGCTCCAGGCGGCGGACGGTTCGGGTGCGCAGTTCCGCTGGCTCAACTGGGTTGGCCACAACCTGATCAACAATGTGTACATTGAGATCGGTGGCCAGCAGATTGACAAGCACTATGGTGACTGGCTCCAGATCTGGAATGAGCTCACCCAGGAGGCCGGCAAGCAGGCCGGTTACGCCGAGATGGTCGGCAACGTGCCTGAGCTCGTCAACCTCCTCGTCCAGGGCGGTGAGGATTGCGATGCGGACTGCTCGTCCAACGCCGAGCCGAATGGCTCGTCGGAGGTCCGCAAGTGCGCGCCGGATTACACGCTGTACATCCCGCTCCAGTTCTGGTTCTGCCGCAACCCGGGCCTCGCGCTCCCGTTGATCGCGCTCCAGTACCACGAGGTTAAGGTCTGGCTCGAGTTCAACGAGCTCCGTAACCTCTGCTGGGATGTTACGTCCAACGGCGCCGCCGCGCACGCCATCCGCGACCGCGTGGCTGCCTCTGGCCTCGTGTCCGCGTCTCTCTACGTCGACTACATCTACCTCGACACGGATGAGCGCCGCCGCTTCGCCCAGGTCTCTCACGAGTACCTGATCGAGCAGCTCCAGTTCACGGGCGGTGAGTCCGTGACGTCCTCGGCGAACAAGATCAAGCTCAACTTCAACCACCCCACGAAGGAGCTTGTCTGGGTCGTCCAGCGCGACAGCTTCGTCGCCTGCGATGCGACGATGGATGCCTACAAGGGCCAGCAGCCGTTCAACTACTCGGACTGGTTCGACCGCGCCGTCCTCGAGTCCGGCTACTCCGTGACGCGTGTGGAGGGCATGGCGGGCAAGAACCCCGTCGTGACGGCGAAGGTCCAGCTCAACGGCCACGACCGCTTCAGCGAGCGCGAGGGCAAGTACTTCAACTTGGTCCAGCCTTACCAGCACCACACGAACATCCCCGCGGTGGGCATCAACGTGTACTCGTTCGCCCTCAAGCCGGAGGAGCACCAGCCGTCGGGCACGTGCAACTTCTCGCGTATCGACAACGCGACGCTCAGCCTGACGCTCTCCAACAACACGGTCAGCGCGTACCTTTCCGCGCAGGTCCGCGTGTATGCGATCAATTACAATGTCCTCCGTATTATGAGTGGTATGGGCGGGCTTGCCTATTCTAACTAAACGTACTGTGTTTACGATACAAAATATTTTATTTTGTATTTTTTGGAAAACACGGTGGGCAAAGTTTTTGAGCAAAAAATTGATATATATAAATTTTATGAATGTCTGCATTTTAAAAATGGAGTCATGTATAGCAATTGTTATAGAAGGGCCTCGAAAAGGAAAGTTATGCCAGTTTACACCCATGGAGAACGGGTATTGTGGAAGACATCAGCGTAACTATCAACACGCAGAACTTCTTACAAAAGGCAAAATACCATGCAGGTTCTTCTTTAGAGGATGTGATAATATTTTGGAAAAAGAAGGGTCTTGTGACGCATGTAAAGCAAAGCTCTGT